GATATGCGACCGGCTGGCCGAAGTCGTTTGTGATAATGCCCTGGTAATAATTGTTCGAAGCGACCGCGGTATCGTTCGGGTTGCCGATGCGCGTGGCCGGCACGAGTTGGAGCTTGAGACCTTCGCCTGAGCGACGAATCACAAAGCCACAATCGCCGTCAATCGGCCGTTCCTCGGCTGCGAGTTGCACCAGTTTCTTGAAGCTGTGCCGGTTCGTCACGTCGCAGTTTTTGCACCATTGATGAAAATACTCGTCGATCACCCGGTTGTAATCGCGGTCGCCGGTCGTCGGTGAGTATTCGTGCGGCGTCAGGTAGAGGCCGAACTTGCGCGAGATCTCCCGCGCCTCTGGAAAGTTTTCCACCAGGTCGCGCGCCTCGTACATCATGACCACGCGGTCGCGCTGATTCTGCGAGCTCTCGGCCGGCTGAGCGTACTGCTTCGGCGAATACAGTCGATTGGTGCGCGCCGCGTTATACTCGAACAAAGACTTCTGCACGCGAGCCTCGAGACGCTTGAGCGCCCAGGTCGGTGCAATGTTTTCGAGCGCGCGATCAAGCCAAGGTTTTTGCGCGACCAATTTTGACGCGTCGAAGAAGTCGTTGCTCATGGTGTTTAGTTGCCGTTGAAGCTAATGAAGGTCGTATCCGTTGACGTTCCGGCCGCGTCGGTCAATGCGTCTTGCAAATTGCCGAGCATGTTGTTCAGCGCGTTGAGATCCGCTCGGCTCACGCTCTTGCCGTTGAGGCTGTAGCTTTGGTTGAGCAGCACGGCCTGGATCGCGTCAATCGTCTTGGTCTTAAGCGCCGTCAGCGTCGCGGTGTCCAGTCCGAGAAAAGGGTTGTCGAGCATACCACTGCTCGAAACGTCAAAGGTGACTTAGTCCTTCGGCGCCGCGTAGCGGATCACGTTCGCGATCGTCGCCATGCAGAGCATCATCGCCGAGGTGTCGAGTCCGTGGTTCGGCGCGTTGCTTTTTACCTCACGCCATTCCCAGACGCCGGTGCGGATCTCGACTTTAGACTCGCCCTTGAGGTGCTCGAGGTAAAGCGGATTAACGTCCGCCGGCATAAGCCATTTGAGATCGCCCTTGGCCTCGAGCGCGTTCGCCAGGAGGTCCTTAAAATAGTCGCCCGACCAGTCGTAGTAATACACGTCGCCGCCGCGGTAGTCGCTGACCCGGGGCTCCGAGAACGGGAAGTTGACCAGCGCATCGGTGTGCTCGTCGCGCATCGTCCAGGTCTTGCGCGCGTGTCCGCGCATCCCGCGCCAGCCAAAGTCGGCGCAGTCCCGGTCAACGTCGGCCGGGCGATAGCCTCGATCCTGCGCCACACATGCGTCCTGGACCTTGTAGCGATACTGCATTTGACGGAGCTGGTCGCGCGTCTCGATGCGTCCGAAATAGAGTTGCTTGTAGGTCGGACCGGTCAACGAACTAAAGGCGCCGATCTCGACCCACCAGTGATCTTGCTGTCGATCGATGGCCATGAAGCGAATGACCTCGCCCTCGATGCCTTCGCCGTTTGAGAACTGCGCGACAGTGTAGTCGCTGGCCTGCACGAACAAATTGACGACCTTCTTCTCCACGATCCACGGCCGCGCCTCGCGCTTCGTGCGGAACTCGATCTTCATTTTGTCGTCGCCCTGCCGCACGTGGTGATTGTCAGCCTGGCAGAATTCTTCGACTAGTAGCCGCATCGGCCGGCTGACCAAAGACTCGACGCGAAAGCTCTGGATCTCGGCCGGCGCCGCCGGATTCAGCGGCACGAATCGCCCGGCGCGCTTCCATCCGGTCCGCGTCGTGTCCGTGTCCGGCGACTCGTGGCCGCAATGCGGGCAGCGGAAACGGCAGGACTCGACCGCTCGCGCCACGTCCCAGGTCTCGTCGTCGCGCTTGGCCGCCGCATCCCAGACCACGCCGCCGCGGAGTCCGGTGTCTTCGTTTTTATCTAAGGCGAACGCGACCGGGTGGATCTTGTGACACGCCGGGCACTCGGTGCTCCACTCCTGCTGGGTGCCCTGGCGGAAGCTCGTGTCCTCCACGTTACCGGTCTCGAGATCCATGATCGGCGCCTGCGACGTGTTGTAAATCTTCGAGCGCCCGACTTCCTCGAATCGAGACACACGCGCAACTGCATGACCGTAAACCTCCTGCCACTTCGGCAGCCAGATCTCGTCGTTGATCTTGTAGCGGATCGACTGCGACTGCTGGCTCGAAAGGTTCGCCGGGTTGAGCAGAAAAAAGAAGCCGCCGAAGTAGATCTCGGTAGTCGTCCGGTGCGGACCAGGTCTCGGAAGCATAGCCGCAACTGGCTTGCAGGATTCGAAGATCGGGTTGAGCCGGCTTTTGGCATGCCGATCGATCATTTCGTCCGTTTGCATCGTCCAGGAGATTGGGCCGGCGTCGTTGCAGATCAGCCAGGGAACCCAGACATCAGCGACCAGGGTGCCACCAATCTGGACCGCTTTTCGAAAGTGTACGCGCCTGACGAGCGGATTTTGCAACGCGTCAAAGATCGGAATCAGCCAGGGCGAGATCTTGACGTTGAACGGCCCCGGCGTCGCGTATGATTCGGGCAAGATGATGTGCCGGCGCGCCCAGTCGTAGATCGGCGAGAGGTCGGGCTGCGGGAGGCGCAGCGTAGTTAGCAGCGTGTCCGAATCAGTCATTGATTATTCCCTCGACCGGTCCAGCGCCTCAGCTTCGAAGGTCGCGATGTTCGCGTTCACGACCTCGCGGATCTCCGCCAGGATCGCGGCGCCTTCGACGTTTAGCTCAGCCGCGTTCATGCCGACGCCGCGCGGGCCGAGCTCGATCGTGAGCTTGAGCCGCAAGAGCAGGTCGAGCTTTTGGCCGAGGGTCACGAGCATCGCTTCCACGACCTCGCGATCAATCACGTCGCCGGCCTCGCGTTCGTTCTTTGACCGGGCGAGGCGGATCTGCTCGCGCATGAGTTCGGCTTTGAGGTCGGCGAGGTTCTTCGTCGCCGTGTCCTTGCCGATCAGGTGCTCGGCGCAAAACGCCTGCCACGCCGTCAGGTTCTCGCGCTTGCCGTCCTCGTGCTTCTTCGGCGCGTTTGGGAAGCGGTTGCGAACGTCGTAAATTCCCTGCCGCGACATCCCGAGTTCCTTCGCGAGTGCGCTCAGGTCTTTGACCCATCCGCCCGTCTGCTCGGCTTGAAACTCGTTCAGCGCCTTGCGCTCCGAGGTCGTCAGCGTTTTGCCGGCCTTGAGTTTTACCGCGATGTTTTGGACGTTGCGGCGGGCGAGGATTTCGGACGGTGATTGCTCGGGCTCGGTCATGTCGTCGGCTTATCGAGCACGGCCTTTTTGCCGGTGAGGTTTTCCCAGCGTTGAACGATGACGTCGCAGTATGCCGGAGATATCTCCATGCCGTAGCACTTGCGGCCGAGTTGCTCGGCGGCGATGAGAGTTGAACCCGATCCGAGGAAGGGTTCAACGAGAAGACCGCCATCTTGCGTGCTTGATTTGATCGCCCTCGCCATCATTTCAATCGGCTTCGGCGTTGCGTGACCGTGTCGCTTTTCGCCGGTCACTCGATTAAACTCCCACACGTCGGTCATATTGTCGTGAGTATTGTCGAAGTAAGCGCGTGTGCCGTAGAACTCTCGCTTGAGTTCGTCGTGCTCTCGCTTGAGTTCGTCGTGCTCTCGCTTGAGTTCGTCGTGCTCTCGCTTGAATGCGTCGCCTTTGCCGAACGCTTGCAATTTTTTGTATGCCTCTTCAGTCGGAAAACACCATTGAGATTTGGTGAAGTAGTGACCGCCCATTTGGTTTCCAAGTGCGGCCTTCCAGTTCTTTGTTCCTCCGCACTTCTCCATCTCGTCGTTCAAGTATTTGCGTATCGGCTCCCAGCCTTCCCAGTAGTTGTCGGCGTTGGTGTTGAAGCCTTGCTCGCCTAACATGAAAAACAAACATCTCTCGGTTGAGCATGGATATTGCCGAAATCCTTCTGCGCCCATGTGCGAAATTCCTCCAGCACCCGCAGTTTTTTTATCCCACACAATTTCATTTCTAAAAGTTAACCGCTCGGATTTTGATAATCCGCCGACATACCAAAGTCGCCACAATTCCTCGGCGTTGCCCCAAATGTATGCGCTGGCGTTGTCTTCGGCGTGCGGGCGAAACGCTCGCCACCAAGCCATCTGGAATGCGTCCAGCTTGTCCGCGTAGAGGTTATCGTTCTGCACGCCGTCCTTTTCCTTGCCCATGCCGTATGGTGGGTCGGCGTGGATCAGCTGCGCCTTCGTTCCATTCATAAGCCGCCCCACATCCTGCGCCTTCGTCGAGTCGCCGCACAAGACCCGATGATCACCCATAATCCACAAGTCGCCCGCCTTCGTAATCGGTTCGGCCGGCGGCTCCGGCACCTCGTCGTCGGTGACTTCCGCCTTGCTCATCTTGTCCACCTCGGCCGCATCGTAGCCGGTTGCCGCTAGTAAATCCGCGTCCTCGACCTTCAGCGATTGCAGCACCTGCGAGAGCTTGTCCTCTTCCCACTCCGCCAGCTCCGCCGTTCGGTTATCCGCGATGGCGAACGCCGTAGCCTCGACGCCCGCCAGTTCGGTGCGCACGATCTGGATCTCCGTCCAGCCGAGTTCCTGCGCTGCGGTCAGCGTTCCATTGCCGGCCAAGACGATGCCTTTGGCGTCCACCACGATCGGCTTTTGCTGCCCGAATTTGCGGAGGCTAGCTTTGATCGCGTCGAGGTTTCGCCGCGAATGTTTGCGGACGTTGCTTGGGTCGAGCGATAGCTCGGTGATTTTGGTCGTTGTTAGTTGCATGTGTCAATGTGGCTCAAAAAACCAAATGGGTTTTTTCGGTCTAGGTCTCTGGCCC